TATTACAGTCTACATGAAGTATGCAAAGTATATTCCAGAATTGAAAAGAAGAGAGACTTGGCAAGAACTAGTCACAAGAAACATGGAGATGCATATTAAAAAGTATCCCCAATTAGAGAAAGAAATCCGTGAGAACTACATGTATGTTTACAAAAAACAAGTTCTCCCATCAATGAGATCAATGCAATTCGCAGGAAAACCAATTGAAATATCTCCAAATAGAATCTACAACTGTGCATTCGCACCTGTTGATGATTGGAGAGTGTTTTCAGAAATTATGTTTCTACTTTTAGGTGGAACAGGTGTAGGTTATTCCGTTCAAAAACATCACGTAGAACTTCTACCTGAAATAAGAAAACCAAATAAAGAAAGAGGTAGAAGATGGTTAGTTGCAGACTCAATTGAAGGATGGGCAGATGCCGTTAAGGTTTTAGTTAAGTCTTATTTCTTTGGTGGTTCGAAAATTGAATTTGATTTTTCAGATATCAGACCAAAAGGGGCAAGACTTGTAACATCAGGAGGTAAAGCACCTGGACCTCAACCACTGAAAGAGTGTCTAATCAAGCTTGAGGGTATTTTGGAATCTAAAGAAGATGGTGAGAAATTGAGACCTATTGAGGTACACGACATGGTTTGTCACATTGCAGATGCAGTCCTTGCTGGAGGAATCAGAAGAGCGGCTCTTATTTCATTATTCTCAGCAACTGATGACGAGATGATTGGATGTAAGAGTGGTGCTTGGTGGGAAACAAATCCTCAGAGAGGTAGGGCTAATAACTCAGCTGTGTTGCTCCGACACAAAATCACAAAAGATTACTTCATGGACCTTTGGAAGAGAATTGAAGCTAGCGGAGCTGGTGAACCCGGAATTTATTTGACTAATGACAAAGACTGGGGTACAAACCCTTGTTGTGAAATCGCACTACGTCCTTTCCAATTCTGTAATCTTACTGAGGTAAATGTATCTAATGTACAATCTCAAGAAGATTTTGAAGCAAGAGTAAGAGCGGCGGCTTTCTGTGGAACATTACAAGCAGGATACACTGACTTTCACTATCTTAGACCAATATGGCAAAGAACAACAGAAAAAGATGCACTTATAGGAGTATCAATGACAGGTATTGGATCAGGGGCGGTTCTTAAATTAGATATGAAATCCGCTGCTAAGATTGTAAAAGAAGAGAACAAAAAAGTTGCGGAAATGCTTGGTATTAATCCAGCAGCTAGATCTACAACAGTCAAACCAGCGGGAACAACCTCTCTCACTTTGGGGACATCTTCAGGTATACACGCTTGGCATAACGATTATTATATTCGTAGAGTTAGAGTTGGTAAGAACGAATCGATTTATTCTTACTTGAAAGAAAATCATCCTGAACTTGTTGAAGACGAATACTTCAGACCACATGATACTGCGGTGATCGGAATTCCACAAAAAGCACCCGAAGGGTCTATTACAAGAAACGAATCACCAATTCAATTACTCGAAAGAGTTAAGAAGGTTCACTTGGAGTGGGTTAAACCTGGTCATAGAAGTGGTAGTAATTCACATAATGTATCGGCGACCATTTCAATAAGAGAACATGAGTGGCCAGCAGTTGGTGAATGGATGTGGGAAAATAGAGATCACTATAACGGTCTTTCAGTTTTACCTTATGATGGTGGAAGCTATATTCAGGCACCATTTGAAGATTGTACAAAAGAAAAGTACGATGAACTTATGGAAACATTACAAGAAGTTGACCTTTCCAAAATTGTTGAGGTTGACGATAATACCGACTTATCAGGTGAACTAGCTTGTGCGGGAGGTGCTTGTGAAATCGTGATGTCTTAATGAAAAATAAAGATGAAAAAAATAGTCAGAGGGAGAAGCGAGAACTTCTCCCTTCTGATTTCTACATGGAAGGGACAAGAGTTGTTTTTACGGAGGAATGGCACAAAAAAAGAGGACATTGTTGTGGTAATGGATGTAGACATTGTCCTTACGATCCAAAGTTCGTCAAAGGAACTACCACTTTAATTGAAAAATAATACAAGTATATTTATCTCTATATGGCAGATGGAACTACATATGGGATAAACTTTCCGTTCAGGAATTCACTCACCGGAGATTACTTACAATTAACGAACACTGCAAACCAAGAAATTCGTGCTGATTTAATTAATCTTCTATTAACTAGGAAAGGGTCGAGATATTTCTTACCCGATTTTGGTACGAGATTATATGAGTTTCTGTTCGAACCATTTGATGGCCTAACCTTCGACGCAATTGAATCAGACATAAGAGACAACGTTGAAAAATATATTCCTAATTTAATTTTGGATAAAATTACAATTGAACCATTGGATCCTGCAGAGGAAACCGAAGATCAGTACGTGTCCGATGAGTTTCAATCACCCGTATTCAAGTTTCCTGGAAAGGGCACCGCGGAGTACACAGCAAAAGTTAAAATCGAATACTCAATTCAGGATGCAACTTTTGCTAGCAGTGATTTCATAATAATCAATATTTAAGATAAATGGCTAATCGTAGGATATCATATACAACTCGTGATTTTGAAGGAATAAGAGAGGAACTTATACAATATGTAAGAACATATTATCCTGACTTAATTCAGAACTTTAACGACGCATCAGTTTTCTCCGTCTTTTTAGATTTGAATGCTGCAGTTGCAGATAACTTACATTATCATATTGATAGAAGTATACAAGAGACAGTTTTACAATACGCACAACAGAGGTCTTCGATATACAATATCGCCAGAACATATGGACTGAAGCTACCTGGACAAAGACCATCTGTTGCTCTTGTTGACTTTTCAATAACAGTTCCTGCTCTCGGAGATAAAGAAGACGAAAGATATTTGGGACAACTTAGAAGAGGATCACAAGTTCTCGGTGCAGGACAAGTTTTCGAAAATGTCGAGGATATAGATTTTGCGTCACCATATAACTCACAAGGATTCCCGAATCGATTGAAGATTCCAAACTTTGATTCAAGTAACAGACTAGTTAACTACACGATCACTAAAAGAGAAGTCGTTGTTAATGGAATAACTAAAGTATTCAAAAGAGTAATTGGTCCAAGTGATGTAAGACCATTTTTAGAAATATTTTTACCAGAAAAAAATGTTTTGGGGGTTACAAGTGTACTATTGAAGGATGGTACAAGTTACACCACTGTTCCAACTGTTAATGAATTTTTGGGTGCTCAAAATAGATGGTACGAAGTCGATGCACTTGCTGAAGATAGAATATTCATTGAAGACCCAACCAAAGTATCAGATCAACCAGGTATTAAAGTTGGAAAATATTTCCAAACACAAGATAGATTCATAACCGAATATACGCCTGAAGGGTTTCTTAAAATGACATTTGGAGGAGGAACAAACACCTCACAAGACGCCTTGAATCAATTCACAAATTTGGGAGTTCCTTTGAACTTACAATTATATCAAAATAACATGTCTTTGGGTTCAGCACTTAGAGCTAACACAACGCTATTCATTCAATATAGAACTGGAGGAGGATTATCAACTAACGTAGGTACGAATGTTATCAACCAAGTAGGTACTGTAAGTTTTTTTGTGAACGGTCCTTCTGAAAATATTAACCAACAGGTCGTTGGTTCTTTGAGATGTAATAATGTTACTGCGGCGATTGGGGGTGCGGGACAACCAACAATAGAAGAAGCGAGAAACTATGTTTCTTTTAACTTTTCATCTCAGAACAGAGCAGTTACAGTGAATGACTATGAAGCAATCATAAGAAAAATGCCGTCTCAGTTTGGTGCACCGGCAAAGGTTGCAATCACTGAGAATAACAATAAGATTAATGTACAAATATTGTCGTATGATACTTCAGGTAAATTGACTTCAGTGGTATCAAATACACTAAAACAAAATTTGGCAAATTATCTTTCAAACTACAGAATGATGAATGACTATATCTCTATTGAGACAGCCGAAGTTATCGATTTAAGTATAGACATTTCTGTGGTATTAGACTCAACACAAAACCAAGGTCAAGTTATTACAAACATTGTTAATAAAATATCTGCATTCTTGGATCCTCAAGTTAGAAATTTGGGGCAGAATATCTACCTCTCACAATTGAACAGCATAATCCAAGATGAAAACGGAGTGATAACCGTTACGGCTATCGATGTGTTCAATGAAGTTGGAGGTCAATACTCATCTTCACAAACATCAATGGCATACAAGGATCCTCTTACAAAACAGATTCAACCTGTAGACGATACAATTTTTGCTCAACCGAACCAAGTCTATCAAATTAGATATCCACAAAAGGATATTACGGTAAGAGTGAAGAACTTCCAAAACGTACAGTTCTCTTAAGTTTATCTTTACGTCCCTTGAACTATTATTAGATTAACTGCTTTTTCCTTAGAAATTGGGGGTTAAACTATTTATCAAAAAAGTCTCTTAATGGGTAATTCGTATAGAATTAAGACACAAGTTGGATCAGATCAGACAATCAATGTTCAAATAGATCAAGAGTTTGATTTTCTTGAAATCCTTTCTTTGAAGATTCAGAGTCAGGATATCTACACTAGAAATTGTGCAGACTACGGAGTTATTGTTGGTCGCGTAACCGCAAACGGTGGATTCGGATTACCCAATGTTAGAGTTTCAGTTTTTGTGCCTTTACAAGAAGAGGATGAAAATAATGAGATTATCTCAACACTATATCCTTATAAGTCAACAAACCAAAAAAATGAAGATGGGTATAGGTATAATCTTTTACCTTATGAAAAATCATATTCACAACACGTTCCCACTGGTACATTTCCAACTCGTAATGATGTTTTGACCAACCCTACTGTTGTATCAGTATATGACAAATATTACAAATACACTGTAAGGACAAATGAAAGTGGTGATTACATGATTATGGGTGTCCCTTTGGGTAATCAAACTGTTTTCATGGATGCAGACCTATCAGATATAGGTGAATTCAGTCTAACACCTCAAGACCTAATAAGAATGGGAAGAGCTTCTGAAAACCAATTAAATGGTAATAGTTTCAAAGCATCCCCTGATCTGAATTCATTACCACAAATAATTTCCCTTCAATCAATTATCGAAGTATCACCTCTTTGGGGACAACCTGAAGTTTGTCAGATAGCTATCAATCGTGTGGATTTTGATCTTAGGGATGATGCCAACATTGACATACAACCTACGGCTGTTTTTATGGGATCGGTTGTATCTTCACCTGATTCTAGAGTACAACGAAAAAATTGTAAACCGGCAACAGAATCGGGAAACCTATGTGATTTAATTACTAGTCCAGGTGAGATTCTTTGTATAAGACAAACAATCGATCAAGATTCAGACGGAAGACCTGTTTTGGAAACTTATGAGTTTGATGGGGGTTCTAAAGTAATTGATGAGAATGGAACATGGCTTGTCGATTTACCAATGAACTTGGAATATATTACAACTAACGAATTCGGGGAAAGAACAGTTTCCCTTGACCCAAGAGTTGGTGTTCCTACAAAGAGTAAATACAGATTCAAGGTTAAGTGGGAGCAAAATCCTGATTTGGGTGAACAAGTAAAAAGAGCCTATTATCTAATCCCAAACATTCGAGAGTACGGATGGAATAATTCATCAATAGACCCTTATACTGCATTTCCACCTGGATCGACTCAATATCAAAATCTCCAAAAATCATATGCATTCTCATTAGATTGGAATGACTATGGTCTCACAGGTACTTCTATTGGAAATCAGATGATACAAGATGCTATAGATTGTGAAGACAAATTTTACGAATTCTCTTATAATAAGGTTTACACCGTCTCTCAATTTGTAGATGGATACCACAATGGTACGAATAGGGGTAGATTTTTGGGAATAAAACAAATCTCGGACGATACATGTGATTCAACTAATAATAAATTTCCAACAAACGATGCAGTTAAAAACTTTGATTTAATTTTCATAATTTTTAATTTCTTTTTTTCTTTCATAACACTTTTATTGGTGCCATTGATGATCACAGTGCATTTACTTGCATTTCTGTGGCCAATACTCAAAGTTTTAATAACTTTTGTTTATGGTACTTTAGCTTGGATTATTTACGGTATTTGTAAAGTAATAGATGCAATTCCTTTTGTTAGTTTGAATTGTAACAAGCCACCATCATTCAAAGATATTTTCAATTCCATAGGTGACCCATTTAAAAATATTGCACTACCTACGATTACTTATCCTGACTGTGAGATGTGTAGTTGTACAAATGAAACTGTAGAGTCAAATCCTGACGTACAGGCATTTGTAGAAGAATCTTTGAAGACCACATCGTTGAGTTTGATAGTTAATACACCTAACCCTGTTTCATATGGTAATTTATTTGATTCAATTTATTGTGGAAATGACCCATGGTTTAAATATTTTACACAAAACTTTCGAACCCAAGCTGAGGCAGAAGAAATTTGTGCGAATCAAACGACTCAGAGTAACATATTAGCAGGAATAACAACTATACAAAGAGTTATTGCTGGTGTTAACGAGAATAAGCCAGGACAAAGAACTGGATATCCAATTGAAGGAGTTGATAATAATAACGATAACAGATTGAGATTGTCATTCGATTTGACATTAACCGAAAGATTGAATTTATTCAACCTCAAAAATCAATATTTCAACTCTTACGGTGGATTCAACCAAGTAAAAACATATGTAAATTATGATAATCCGGCTAACGTAGGACAATTTCATTACGATAATACTATTACAATACTTTGTGATCCTGAGAATATAGATAAATTCACAACAGGAAGAATTCTAAGTTTCCAAAACCCTTTCAATTCACTTGACCCAAATACAAATAAAGCACAAATTAATTTTTTTGGTCTGACCTCAGCAACAGGAACCGCAAAAAACATTAGTTCAATTTCTGTATCGTATGCAAATCCAGATGACCCAAATAGTAATTTATCGGTTAGTTACGTTGTAGATCAACCAGCTGATGCAATTGAAAATTGTTATGTAGGTTCGATTACCGCTGTGACAGGAGAAGAATGGTTTTATACGGATTGTGATGGAGTATATCATTCGGGAACAACACCACAAATAGGTGCTATTTGTGTTAGTGACCTATATGAAAGACAAGGAGTTGAATTGACATCGGCAACTTGTGGGGCACCAAAATTTTTAAAATACAATAGAGCCAAGTCAGACTGTGAATACTTTCAAGTTATCACTGCTATGACCTATTCGAATTTTGCTGCAAATTGTCCCCCTGTTTTCACGGGTCAAAAAAGTTTGAATGAGAGATATATCGGTGCACCTTATTATATTTGGTCAAATTATGGTTTAGATTTATCAGGTGTACTGGCATACGAGACATATGGACCGGCCTATGTAACAAGACCTTTTTATGCTTTCGACGATTTTCAGAATGTTGCCGTAGTTGTCTTACAAAGAGGTGTCGACCCTAACTCAGTTAGACAGAAAACGAAAATAGATTTAAGTCGTATTTTCGGACAACCATATGGTACTGTAGAAGTTGAATCGAGATATAAACTCAATGTACCGATACAAAAGGGTCTCGTATTACCAAGACACGACCAATTCCTTAATAATGAGAGTAATCCAAACGATTCTATATTTTTTGAATCTTTCTCTTTCAGTCCTGGAACGAATTACTCAGGGTATACGACCAACATGCATTCGCACTATTCATC